ATGAGAGCATGAAATATTTAATTATTGCAATATTATTACAATCATGTTTAACTGTAGATCCTGTAGAAATAAAAGTGCCCGAAGAACCAATACAATTAGAGCACAAAATAAAAGATTGCGATTGTAAGTGTGGAGTGGCATGAGTAAAATAGAACAAATTGTACAAGAAGTTAAGAATTGTAAAGAAGATTTTGAATATTTTGCAACTAAATATCTTAAGATTGTAGATAAAAATGGGGAATTAGTTCCTCTTATTTTAAATAATGCCCAAAGGACTATCAATAATGAATTACAAAACTCTAACTATATTAAAATTCTTAAGGCAAGGCAGCTTGGTTCCACGACATTTATCGCAGCTAGGTTTTTCTGGGAGGCATTATTTTATCCTAATACTCGTATCGCTGTTGTCGCTCATACCAGCATTGCTGTAAAGTCCATATTTAGCATTTATCAGCGTTATTATGACAATTTACCAAAGTTCTTAAAGGTTGAGCGTACAAAAGCTAGTGTTAATGAGATGGAATTTGTGCATGGCGGCTTCATTAAAGTTGACACTGCTAACTCTCAAAACTTTCGGGGTTCTACTTTTAGTAGAATTCACGCCTCAGAAGCTGCGTTCTGGCAAGATATGAACAGCACTATTCAGGCGCTTTTCCAAACAGCATCTAATAACTCTCAAATTATCCTAGAAACAACGCCAAATGGTCTTAATGAGTTCTATTTATTCTGGAAAGATGACAATGCCTTTACAAAACTATTCCTAAGTTGGCTAGATCACGAAGAATATAGGATAAAACGCAATCCACGCATAAAAGAAACTGATACAATTAAAGAGTTTCTAGCAGAGTGTAAACTAACAAAACAGCAAAAATACTGGTTTTTAAGGACTCTTAAGGTCAAATGTGCCAATAACTTGCTCACTTTCAAGCAAGAATACCCTGTTTTTGAGAAAGATGCGTTTTTAGGATCGGGTAGTTTTGTATTTCCTAGAATTGCAGCGAACTTGGCACCCCCTCCCGAAAAGTTTGGTTGGATGGTTTTTCAAGCACCCCATCGATATGCCACTTATGTTATGGGTGTGGATACAGCATCTGGCTCGCCAAATGGCGATTTCTCAGCAATAACGATTTTAGATGTGACTAATAAAGATAAACCCCTCCTAGTTGCAACTTATTATGACCGAGTATCCCTAAAAGAATTTAGTCGTCAGGTTAAAAATATTCTAAATAAATATCAAGCCCTTGTAGTTGTCGAGCGCAACTCTTATGGGCAAGCAATCGCAGAAGACCTAGCTCAAACCGGTTATCCTTATTTATATAGAGATACAAAGTTTGACAAACTAACTAATCGTTTTACAGATAAAATTGGATTTTATACGGGACAAGCAACTAGAGCAGTTCTAATCAGTCGATTGATTAGTGCAATTGCAGATAAACAAATGAGTGTTCCATGCCCTCGCTTACAATATGAATTTACTAATTTTATTTATAATGAAAAAGGAAAGCCCGAAGCCGAGGGAGGTTTTCATGATGATTTAGTTATTTCTGTTGGTCTAGCTCTAATGGGCGAAGATCAAGTCGCATTTCTAGAAGAGGAAGTGAAATTACAAAAGCGTCCTAGGAATGTTAGAGAGATGGTTGAATTTGAAGCAAAATATGGATGTTCGTATAAAAATGTACCCAATGGGTATTGGGCAGAAGAAAAATCTTTATTTGATAAAGAACTTAGTAGCATCAGTGAGGTTTATTAGTGGTGTTATTTTATAGCAACTCATGCTGCGAGGACAATACCTCGTTAAAAAATGTAGCGTAAAAAGGAGTTAATTATGGCGTTATTAGACGAAAGTCAGCAGGAAGAAGTCGCCTCCTTCCTGAAAGGCAGATTTGGCGAAGAGGAAGCAGCGGAATTAGCCGCAGCAGCGGAAGAGGTCACCACAGAACCCGATGTAGCCCTAGAGGCAGAGGAATCGTCACCCTCAATGACCGAAGAAGTGTCCGAAGTTGAACAAGTAGTTCAATCGGACGAAGAAGTAGATGAGGAAGGACATGCCGTCCCGTATTCACGCTTTAAGAGTATTATTGATTCTAGGAATGAATTTCGTAATGGGCTTGATGAAGCACAAGGACGAATTCAAGAACTAGAAGAATATCTCGCCAATGTCGCTCAACAGAGTGCCGAACCAGCACCCCCAGCAAAAACTGAGGATGATTGGTTTGAATCACTTTATAGCGAAGAGCTAGAAGTAGCAGACCCGTATGCTGAAAAGTATGGGGCGATTGAAAATCGTCTCAATGAACTTGAAGTATATAAAGCACAGTATCAGCTAGAAGAAGAAATTGGTTATGCTGAACAACAATACCCCGGTGTCCCACGCTCGGTAATGCTACAAGCCGTTGTTTCCAACCCCGAAGTAGATGTAATGGATATTGCAGAGCGATATTCTACATTTATTTCAGCAGTCCAAGAAGAAGCAATTGCTCAATATTCACAGCAACAGCAACTAGAGGCACCACTGCCTCCAGAAGCCCCGCCAAGAGTAAGCAATTCTCCATCTGGACATACACACAATGGGTCGGGTCATGAAAATCCACCAAAGAATCTTGATGATGCCAAAGCCCAGATGTTTGATTTTTTAAAAAATAATTGGAAATAGGAGAAAATTATGGCTACTTTAACCACACTACAAAGCGTACTTAAGGAGTTCTATGCGAAGGCAATTGCCGAGCAGTTGAATCAAGAAGTTCTTATGCTTCAGCTTTTTGAAAAGGCAAAACTCGATTGGTCAGGAAAGCGAGTTATTGTACCTGTGCATACTGCACGAAACCCGGGCGTTGACTTCAAAGCTGAAGGCGCTGCCCTCCCGACTGCTGGTTCACAGACCTATAATGAGCTTCACATTAATGCGAAGTTTCTTTATGGTCGGTTTAGCTTGACCGGTCCAGCTATCTCGTCTGCTAAGGGTGCTTATTCATTCGGCAATTATGTCGATCTTGAGTTGCGTCGTCTTACGCAGGATGTTCGCAAGAAAGCTAATGAGAGCATGTTTAGCGGTGGCAGCATTGCTGGTTATACGCAGGAGCGCAAAGCGGCAGGCGCTGCTCAAACTTGGGAATTTGATGGCAATGCCCAGTGGCTTTCTGATATGTTGGCTGCTCACCCCGGTCTTACCGTTAGTTTGGTTCGTGGCGATACCCTCGCTGATGCAGCTACGGGTATTGATGTGACCGCTGTTGATGTCGTCGCCAATACTTTCACTGAAGGTGGTGCTGGCGCTGGCTCTACTAGTATCGCTGCTCTTAATGTCGCTGGTAATACAGTTGCATTCGCAGTTGAAATTACTGGACCGGCAAGCGCCACAGCCGCAATTGCCGAGCAGTTTACCGGTATTAATACCAACTTGTCTTCACCAACTCACTTTGGTGTTGATCGTACAACGGCTACTGGCGTGACTGCTTTGCAGTGCCCAAGCATCCGTACTACGAATAGTACCGGTGTTGCGGGTAACTATACCCGCCCAACGGTCGCCGGGCAAAACCCGGGGCTTACGCCAGAGGGTATGCAGAGTGTTCTGGATTCAGTTAATGCTGAATCTGGTGAAGAACCGAATAGCATCATGATGAATCCTGTTCATCGTGCTACCTATACCGGTGTTCTTGTTGGTGGCAATAATGCTGCTAACTTGTTCGTAAATGCTGACAAAGCAACTAAGGGCGATGCTGGTTTCAGCGGTATCGGCTTTAACAATACTCCGATTAGGACGAGTGTTGATTGTGGTAAGCACCTCATCTACTTCTTGAAGACCAAGGCGTGGAAACTAGCCGAGCTAGAAAAGCCCGGGTTTGCTGATCTAGACGGAAATATTCTGTCTCGTTCGGTTAACTTGGATGCCTATGAAGGTTATTACCGTATGTATATGGATCTCTATTGTGAGCGTCCAAATGCCAACGGCGTCCTTCTTGGCTTTGAAACTTAATAGCTAAGTTAACTATCGGGGGATGGTGGGGCTTCGGTCTTGCCATCCCCCTTTTTGGATAAATATGATATACTTACACATTCTTGGCGCTTGTACATTATTTATGTTGGGTCTTTGTTTGACCCAACTTTATTTGTTTTTAAGGGTAAAAACTGAAAAAGTTAAGTATGATTTAAAGTTGCAAAAAGAATATACAGTATCCCAAGAAGCAACTGCTAGCCCACTAGCTCAACTCTGGGAAGAGGAGACATTATAATGGCATATGGTTTACAAAAAGGAAGAGTTGGTTTACCCCAAGGAAGAGTTGGTTTGAAAGCTGGAGATCCTCGATCTGGTTTAGAGGGTCAGCGAGATCCTATACCATCAGCAGAAAAAAGTCAAGCTGCTTTAGCTGCTAAAAGTGCTGAAAGTTCAGCCATGTATACAAAAATTCCAACACAAGTATTATCAGCCGCTATAGCTACATATTTTGGCGGTCCTCAAGCGGGAGCACAGGCATGGAAAACTAGTGGCGATGTCGTGGGTATGATTGATCCAAATATAGAGCGTGCAAAAGAATTGGCTGAAAAGGGAGGCACTACGGTTCGTGATCCAACAGAAGGATTTGATAAACTAGTATCTTTGGCTAGTGGGATTGGTTCTTTATTTGGGAATGGTGCCAAAAGCGAAGCTGCTGAAAAGATGCTTAAAGAGGGAGTACCAAAAGTGCCCAAAGTGCCCAAGCTTGGCAAAGCTCTAACCGTAAAGAAATTTGGAGCAAATATCGATCCTGCTAGGGCAGCAAATTTTCAAAAATTATCATTATCATAAGGAATAAACAATGAAACTAGATCAAGATACACAACTTGGCAGCGATTATGGAAAATTTCCGCATGCCATTAAAGCACTTATAAGTCAAGCTAAATCTAATAAAATAGCTCTTATTCGTGTATGGGACTTATGTTTATTGTATTTACAAGGGAAACAAAGTTTAAGATATGATAAAACTCTAACACAATTCGTAACGCTTAAAAATCAACCCGGTAAACTTAAGGTTATTATTAATTTAATCCTAAATGTTTACCGGGTTATCTCTTCTAAATTAGAAACAAATTATCCCGGCGTAGCAGTCCTTCCTGCTAGCCCCTCAGACGAAGATATTCTTAAGGCAAAAGCTTCCGAAGAACTCCTAAGATATTTTTATCATAGCGATAATTTAAAAAGTAAATTTGAAAAAGCTATTCATTGGCTTATTGCTGTTGGAAATGTAGGACTACAAGAGTTTTTTGATCCAGATTTAGATGAAGTGGTAGTGCGTGTAATTAGTCCCTATGATTTCTTCTATGAGCCGGGAGCACAAAATGCCGATCAAAGTTCTTATGTGGCTATTCGTACAATCGCTCGTAGTGAAGATGTTAAAAAAGCATTTCCAGATCATGCAGATCAAATTGATGCAAATTCTACGACAAATATCCGTACTGGCGGTGATTCAAATCCTTCACGCCGAATCAATGAAGCACTAGAAGATGCCTATTATTATAATAGAGTCGAACTATTTGATGTTTATTGGCGAGATGGAAAATATGGTATTGTTGTAGGCAATACTTATTTATATAAAGGACGATGGAGCGACACTTCAAAAGATATACCCTTTCAGCATATTCAGTATACCGATATGCCAGATCGCTTATGGGGCATGGGCTTAGTTGAGTCCATTATTGATCTACAAAATATGTATAATAAAGCTCGTAATCAACTTATTGAAAATGTTGAGCTTATGTCAAACCCAAAGTGGTTAATCCCAAAAACCGCAGGAGTTAATAGTGGAGCAATTCGTGGTACACCCGGTGAGATTATCTATTATAACGCCGCAGGAGGCGCTCCAACGCAAATCCCCGGCACGGGGCTACCCGGCTATGTTTTAGATAATATCGCACGCCTACAGGGCGAGATGTTCGATGTATCGGGTGTTCACAGCACAACCCTCGGCAAAAGAGCCGTTGGCGTCACTAGTGGCAAAGCTATTGAAGCTTTGGCGCAGCAAGACATTAGTCAGTTGGCTATGACGCAAGGAAATATTGAAGAGGGAGTACAAAAAGCATTAAAAACTATTTTACAATTAATGAAAAAGTATTATACAAAAGATCGATTTGTGCGTATGTTTGATGGCAGAGGTGGGTATGTTTTTCGCAATATAAAGGCAACGGATATTGTAGACACACCAGATATCTTCATTGAATCCGGTTCTTTGTTCCGTGATGATGCCCTCAGCAGAGATGCAAAGATTATGCAATTAGTTGAAGCGGAAATGATTGATAAAGAAACTGCGCTTAAGCAATTAAGCTTTCGCACGGGTGATACTTTTATTGCTGATAGGATGGCTAATCGTAATCATGCCTTGGATATGCTTGATGCAGTTAAAATGGGGGCACAAATTGAAATCTTTGCTACTGATGATTTAGATGCGTTTAAGGATATCTTTGGTAAATTTATTCGTACCGAAGAATATTATGCACTTGGAGAAGAAGTTGCTGATTATATTCGGGATATCTTTATTAGTGTGAGTACCTATCAACCGGCTGATCCTAATGATCCTGCGGAGAATCGTTATAAATACAAAGTATTTCCGGAAAGAACAGATCCCGGTAATCCAGAGCAAATTGCTAATCAAATGGCAACTGTATCACCAGCAGCCCAACAGCAATATATGGATGAAAATGTACAAGGGAGTAAGTTATCAGGACTTTATGATGCCTATAGAGGTGGGGTTAAAGCTGCTAAATCACCACAGACATTTGATCCCTCGGTTGTTAGAAATAGGAGTGTAGAATAATGTTAACAGATGCCATCGCCAGTTTATTTAGGAATTATACTGATGAAAGCGATACAACTTTCCTAAGTGATGCAAATGTGGTCACATATTTAAATATTGGATATGAACAATTTAGACAATATGTTTTAGAACAGGATAATCATTATTATATGATTCGGCGATTTATAGATGTGCCCGGGGCACCTGCGAGTTCATGTGATTTAACAAATGCTGGAACTGGTCCCCTTTTGGGTGCTAATGCAGTATCGGGTACACGGCTTTATCGACTTGTTCGATGTGCTCTAGCCGAATCCGGCGCAGGAACAACAGATAGAGATATTCGTTATTATTTAGAGCCAGCTAGATCCTTATTGGAAATTCAAAATGGTTTAAATCGCTATATGTTAGAAGGAACAATCTTAAGATTTACCGGCGACTATGAAAGGATCGTTTTGGAGTATATCCCCGATGTTAGTGATATTTTCACAGTAGCTAATACTACAGGAGCAGGGGCTTTTATTGATGATCTAGCCGGCTTTCACGATATCGTTGCTCTGTTGGCATATCAGCAATATGCTATTACTGATTTTGCTAATAACCCCGTTCTAGTGCAGCAGCTTTTGCAAAGACAAAAACAACTAGGAGATTATCTGCAAACCGGTAGAAGCTGGGGCGCTCGTAATCGTGTAATAGCAACAGACGAGTTAGAATATTTAGGATATTAATATGGCTAGTCCAAAACAAGAAATAGAAGTTATCGATCAAAAAACTGTACTATCAAGTCCAGTAAATATGACGAGCTTAAAACAAAACCTTTATTCAAATTATGGAGTGTTAGAGGTTCGTGGAGGTTTTGGTCAATTAAGTGAATTCAATAGTAGTGTACAGGCATATCCCCAATATGGAAATCCTGCGCCCTATGATACTACTGAAGAAACTGGTTTGCAAGAGTGTTTAGGAAATCATTACCTTAAAACTGATTTTGGACACGAACAAATTATAAGTATCTTTCTAACAAGAGGATATACTAGTAATATAGTAAAGGGTCCGTTTGATGCGTGGGATACTAGTTTTGACGATCAGCCCAATTTACAAGATTATATTAGTTTTTATACTATAATTATTCATGATATTACAAATAATACTAAATACGAAGAAATCTTATATACACATACTAGTGAAGGCGAAGCCGGCAGTGGTCAAGATGATGCTGCTTCTTGGCTACATGGATACTATGAAAAACGAGATAATACATATGGTGAATGGCAAGAGCTAATTGGAGCAGACGATACTAGATGGTGGTTTACAGATTATACTCATCCTACTTTTGGAGATCAAGTTTATTTTGGATCAAAAGCCGCTGGAACTTTTATTTATAATCCCACTATTTTTCCTGATTTTACTCGTCCAAAATGGACCAATGTTATTAATTCTAATGATGAAGTTAATGATTGGGAAACCGGTAGATATGTAGAAAGTGCTACTATTATTCCGCTTGCCTTAAAAGATGGTATTCATACTGCTGGCTTCTCATATGTGCAAAAAGACGATATGCCTAATTTTATCGATGCTACAGTATTAAATGGACATTTATTTTATGCGGCTGGTAAAACACTTTATTTTAGTGATTTGGGAGATCCTAATGCTATTGTTGGTGATAATATTGTAAATATCGTAGCGGATACTGATATAGTTGCAATTGAAGGATTTAATAATTTTGTTATTATTTGGACTGAAGCAGAAATGTTTGTTTATCAACCTTCATGGTCGGCATCACTATTATCCGGTGGATCTACTACTGAAATAGCTCAAAATATAGGTTGTATGCACACCCAAACCGTCACTAAAACAGATTCTGGTGTATTTTGGGCAGATAAAAATAGCTTTTATCGTACTGGCAATGGTTATAATATTGAGAATATGGGGATGCCTATTAAACAATTTTTCCAAGATGAGTTTCCTAGTCCAATAATTAATTATTTTCAAGCAACCGGTTTTTCTGATCCAGCAGCAGAAACTAAACCTAGATTTAAT